CGGGATGCTCGAGGATGTTGATGCCGCCTGGCGCCTTGGTGCGCACCAGCCCGCCGGGGCGACGCACGAGCAGATCATCGAGCGTCACGGTGCCGAGTGAGAGCGATTCCGCCACCTCGGTCATCGGGTTGGTGTTCAAATAGGCGTTGTCGAGCTGCGCCCTGAGCAGCGCCGTCTTGATGCGTTGGATTTCGATGGTCAGATCGGCGACCGACTTGCCGATGAACCTATGCGTGACGATGACCGGCGTAATGGCCGCAAACGGGATCATGTCGATGGGCGTCACGGCAGGCTGGCCCTTGTGGCGCAGCACCTTGGCCGCCTCGCCGCCGGTGGTGACGCGGTAAAGCCGCGTGCCCGACCCGTCGTAGTCCATCTTGATGTAGTGCTCGGTGATGCGGATGGGGCGCATCGCCTTGTTCATCGATTCATCGCCGCGCGTTTCGGCGCCTTCCGACACCGTATCGCGGGCCGCCTCTTCAGTCCCCTGCGTCTCCCCGAAGGTCGGCAGGTCGCGGATTTGATCCTCGTCGTAGTCCTCGTCGATCAGCTCTTGCTGGGTGCGCGACACCTCGTGGAAGCAGTAGCCGCATTCGCGCAGCGAGCGCGTCTTGCGAGCGACGCCGAATTCCTCTGGCGGGACAGGCTCGACCTTGGCGCAGCCATAGGTGGATTTCTCCACTACCGTGAAATCGTGCAGGCCGTCGTGCTCGGTGTGCTCGACGATCTCGGCTTCCGGGTCGGAAGCGACCAGGGCGTACACGTCTTCCGGCTGATCGAGGTAGGTTTCGCGTTCCTCTGTCTCTTCCTTCGACCAGTGCACCTTGACGATGCCGACCTTGGAGAGCAGCGCGTCCTTCATGAACGAGTAGAGGACAATGAACCCTGGGTTCTTCTGCATGAAGACGTGGTTGACGTACTGCGTTTCCTGCTCTGCCGCCTGCACATCCTCGGGGCCGACGGCGTTGAACTTCACCACCTCCTCGCCCGAGGCGAAGATCTCCACCAGGTCGGGCAGCATGGCCTCGATGGTGTCGTAGACATCCAGCGACACGGCCTTGGAGCGGCCCTCGATGGAGGGCATGTCGTCCATCTTGCCGTTGTAGTAGTTGAGCGCCTCTTCGCGGTCGTTGGTGAGGGCGGAAGCCTTCACCGAGGCGAGCGCATCGGCCTTCTGCGCCTCGAGCAGCGACCCGAGTTCGGTATCGGAGAGTTTGGCCATCTATTTCTTCAAAAACCCAATGGGATCAGGACTGCGATAGATCACGTTGCCGTCCACGTCATAAAGGCCAGTCTTTACGGGATCCGCTTCAAAGACGTTCGGATGACCCAGAGGCTGCGTTGGCCGCCAATGGTAGTCGTCGTCCGCCTGCGGTGGGCGCGCGAAGTATCTTGGCATTAGGCTTTGTGCCCTTCGCCGCTGCCGAGCCCGAGTTGCACGGCCTTGCACGCTGCGCACTGAACATCGCCCGAGGCGCGCATGTAGAATGTTATGCAACCGCAGTCGCAAGCCCAGTAATCGGGCTCGTTGGACAGCCGCTTGGCGCGTTCCTCGGCCAGGTCGACGACGTTGAGGTCCATCAGGCCACACCGCTCTTGGGATAAACCAGCCTGCGGCTGAAGGCGCCGGCGCGACCGGGTTCCTCGTAGCAGACGGCCATCAGGCCAAACGCGTCGGCAGCGTGGCTCGACCAGTCGTGCTCCGGCCCCAGGCCGACGTTGCGCTGATCATCCCGTTTCTCGTGATAAAAGCCCAAGGCGTCGCGTCCCGCTTCCGTCGTTGTCTCGTTAAACCAAACCTTGCTCATCAGCCGCCGCACGGCCTCGATGCGCATGCCGGCCGCGCCGCGTCCCTGGTTTGGCACTGGCGGCGGTACCTCGAACCCGGCGTCTCGCAAATGGTCCTCGTAGCGCTTGCCGGTAATGTTGTTCTCGTTGATGCCGTCGTGCGGCAGGACGCATATTGCCCGCTCATAGCCCTTGCTGCGCAGCCAGTTGACGTGCGCGGCGAGGACCTGGCCCTGGGCCTCGTAGTAGTCGAGGACGCGGATTTCCTGGCCGACGAACTGTACGACCCAGATAACGAACGCATCGGCATTGGCGCCGGAGCCGCCGATGTCGATGAACGCCCGTAAAGGCAGCAACGGGTCGGCGGCAACGCGCCCGATACGCCCTTGCAGCTTGGCCTCTAGCAGCACCTTGCCGAAGTAGGCGCCCTCGAATGCCCTAGCGTAGCCGCCCTCCCAGGTGTGCTCATAGCGATCCGGGTACTTGGCTAGCTCTAGCTGGCGTTCGGCTTCCATGGTGGCGTTGAACCACGGGTTGTCGCGCCAGTTGGCCTTGACGACGATGGCGTGCTTAGCCGGGTCGTCGGGGTGGTTGGGCGGCTCGTTGCGCAACAGGTCGTCGACGGCATCGGATTTGCGGCGCGGGTTCCATGAAAACCACAGCTCGGAGCTATCGACGCGAATGGTGGGCCGCAGCATCTGCAGCGAGCGCGCCGATAGGGTTTGGGCCTCGTCCACCCAGGCGATGCGGCAGCCCTCGAGCGACTTGATCGATTCCGCCGTGTGGTCGCGCATGCCGGTGAAGACGATGACGCCTCCACCCGGAGTGCGGATTTCGTTGTTGATCGGGTCGAACCTGTCGGACACCCCGAGCTTAGAGATCTTCGCCTCGATGAGGTGCTTGGACGAGTCCTTGATCGTCTTCTGCAGTTCGCGGATGCAGACGGCGCGGGTGCCTGGTTGAAGCAGGCATTCCTCGACCAGCATCTCGGCGAAGAAATGTGACTTTCCGGAACCGCGACCGCCCCATGCGCCTTTGAAGCGGGCGGGGGCGAGAAGCGGGGCAAAGACCTTGGCGGTTTCAATCTGCAGGCTTGACAATGACCCGCTCGATCCTGGCCAGCATGATTGGGTCCTCGCCACTGTCGCCGACTATGGCTTGCGGGACTTTGCCGTCGAGGCGGTCGAACACCTCTTTGGCGCATGGCGCATCGCCGCCTTCAGCCTTGGTTACGATGGCATCCCATATCTTGCGAAGGCGCGGCATGTCCTCGCCGTCGGCCTTGAGCAGGAGCACAAGCGCATCGTGGGCTTTCTTCTGCTTTCGGCCGCCCGAAGGGTTCCCGGATTTTCCTTTTTCAAAGGCCATTGCGGCAATAGCTAACCGGTTGTATCGCCTAAGCGATTGATTGCGCGTTCTATTTTGGTTCGCTGCGGGAAATTCCCGTAATCAGAACGGTCATGGGCTTGAAGATAGCTTCGCCATTGGCGGGTATCTGATACCCGTGGCTGGCGCTCATCTTGAAATCACAATCTGTGACCTCAAGTGGCAATTAGCCCATTTCAGGCACGTAGCACTGCCGGTCGAAGCGAGACTTTTCCCCCGGTGGCAAATCGGCCCCCGTCTCGTCTAAATCTTGTGCCGTGATTTGCGCTTTCGTGCAAGGAATTACTAGCGCTTGCGTCGTTTTTCTCGTGTTGCGCGGCCAATTCCACCGCCTCGGCTTTTACACAGACCTTGAACAGCTCGATCAGCAGGTTGACCTTGGCGCCTTTGACGGACTCCACGGTGCCGATTTTTCCCTCCAATGGGCCATAGTGAACGCGTACCGTGTCGCCGGCGTTCACAGAATGTTTCACGGGAGACGCCTCCTTCAATGCGGACAGGAATGCCAGGAACTCCTGCATTTCCTCGGCTGTGACCTTGCCTGGAATGCGGCGGGTGACGCAGGTTTCGCCATTGGCAAATTCAGTGGTGAGCACGACGCGGACAGCTTTCGGCCTGTCTTCCATCCAGACGAGGACATAGCCGAGGATGGCGGGAACGAGCCGCCTTGCATTGCCCTGCGAGCGTTTGCGCTTGGCGCGTGGATCAAGGGGGACATTCGCCAAATGCCCGCGCTGCCCCAGCCGTTCGGCGACAGAGCGTTCCTTTCCAGGACGGCAGGCAAAGACGAGCCAGTGGGTCACGCATCCACCTTATCGCCGGTGTTGATCGGGGCTTCTCCTGATTGGAGCGCGTCGAGCCCGACAGTGCAATCCATGCGCCTCATTTGCATGGCGGTGACCCGCGTCTGATAGGTCTCAGCCTGCCTTCGAACACTCGGCGGCGCGAACGCCCGCCGGCAATGCACTTCACAATACGGCAATCCATCCACTTTCTTCCCGTTGCAGAAGTGGAAGTCGGCGTGTTGTGGATCCCCGATTGGCCAGCGGCACTGGGCGTCCTGCA